GGGGGATGCCGACTATGAGGTTGATTTATGCCTCACAACATCTTTTATAAGGAGAATAGATCAATGGAACAGACGCAGACTCTTCCCTTTGACAAAGGGGACTCACCGGGACTTTACAATCCCTACAGTTGGGCAGGCTACTTGACTTCAAGGCCTGACCTTCCGTATGAGTCAACTCTACGCGATGAGTATAATCATTATCGCGATGAGGCGACACAGGTGTACTCGCTGTTCCCATTCGTGGGACAGCAGGTATTTGAGTCTAGTGAGCGACCGAGGCCTTACTACAACGAGTGCTCTAACGTGAAAATCCGCGGTTTCAACTACCCGTGGGGAATCACGCAGCGCGCGTATGTGGGGTCTATGTGTTACATGACTCCATATAGTAGAATTGCCTTACCATCTTCAGTTTACCTGAGTTATGTACAGGCTTGGGAGACGGAGAGAGTCGCTTATGAGGAGCATGACAGCTCCTCGCGTCGCGCGTGGTGGAATATGCAACCTCGATTCGAGGGCCGTGTTCAGCTTTTGAACTCGATTTTTGAGCTCAAAGATTTTGCTGACATTGCTAAGGCCGTTGTACGCTTTCCTTACCGGAATTGGCGTGACGGTCTTGTCTCGTTAAAAGGGGTAGTGCATAGAGCAGCCAAGGACAGCGGCATCAAACCAGACGATGTTACTCTGGGGATGCTGCCTACGCTTCTAAAGCGCCTTGACTTGACCACCAGAGGTCTAGCAGCGCTCTACCTTACAAAAAGACTAGCAATCGATCCCACGATCGCGGATGCACTTGCGATCCATGAACAAATGGGACGAGTAGTCAAGGAAGAGCAGGAGAAGTTCCAGAAGAAGGGACTGCTCCAATCTCGTGCACATTTCAGAGAACTCCTGTACAAGGATCACTCTGAAACCGTCGGTACCAAGAACGGCTACTGGCGGAAGCTTATGAAGCAAAGAAAGGTAACTTTCAATGCCTCGATGGAATATACGTATGATTACAAAATGCGCAATCCCATCAAAGCTTTCACGAAATTCTGGGGTCTAGACCTCACCGAACACGTGATTTGGAATGGATTGAAACTCACGTGGCTGGTCGACTACATTTGTACGATCAGTGATTCCATTGATACCATGAATCGCGATCCAAACGTCGATTTACTCCCGCTTCAATACTGCGAGAGTATACTCAGCGAAGCTAAAGCTGGGTACTACACGACGGGCGATTCGAGAACGTTTTGGCACTGCGTGAACGGGATACTTGTCCCCGGAACGCAAGCCGACATAGCCATTTCAGGCTATGAGTTCTCCTCCTACAGGCGCAGCGTGGTCGAGCCGAACCGAGGTACGTCTCTACCACAACTCAAGTGGCCAAGTATCAGCCAACTGAAAGTTGTAGCTGCGTTATTGCGATGTTGGATTTAAAGGCAACTCTGGCAACCATTCCCTTCGGGGCGTACCCCACAGCGTACGAAAACCGCTGTATATCTTTCATATAAAGGAAATCCAAAAATGGGACTCTTTACTAACCCTGTCACCCTCACGGATGGCACCGACAATCGCATTTTCGCACAACGTTCCACACTCCAGGGTTTGAAACCTGGTATGTTTGGTGGTGATTACATCGAGACAGCTGCTGAAATCGCAGCCAAATCTTTGCTCACCGTTAAAACGGATATGCGAACGGCTATTATCCGCAATCTGCTCCAGCGTACGCACAAAGTGCATCCCGCTGCAGATACGGAAACTGACGATCTGTACGCCATCACATGGAACATTACCTGTGTGGCGCACGAACTGTTCAGTGCAGCCGAGCTTCAGCTGGAGTACAACATCCTGGCTGATGCTATGCAGGAAGCGAACGTTATCAAGTCTCTCCGGTCAGGCCAATCTTAATCGGCCTAATGGAGGTGCCTGATGTCGAATCTCTTCCGTGTTGCAGCAGTGCCTTTTGAAATTATTATAACGGCACTGACCGCGCTGGCACGTCTTATCTACGAGATTGTGTCGAAGCGAAAATAAACCTCAACGTCATCCAATCTCCTGACATGGGGGTTGCGAGTCCTTCTTTCGGTTGGAGGCATAGGAACATGAAAGTAAATTCCGAGCCTGAAAAGCCAAAGAAGCCGAGGCATTCGTCTCGCACGTCAGACGAGTCCGCAAAACTCAAAGAGTTTCTGAGCGGTTCCGGGGATGTTCTCCGGTATCTCGAAGCAATTCTTACTGACGCTTATGACGTTCTACCATCATATCGACTAGCTGACTACAATCGTGACTTAGCAACATTGCGTCGCAGATTTAGCCACGAAGGACTGAGCTTTGCAACTCAGACACTTCCCAGTCTCTTCACTGATTTTCTTCAGTATCTAGAGACCGGTAAACCATCTTACCCTTCATTTAAACTGGTGAAGAGCGGAAAGCACCCCGTATTCCTACGGCAGCTATTCGCTATGGTTTGTGAGTGTCAATGTGATGATGCTTGTACGCAATCGATGCAGTGTATCTATCAACTGTGTCACGCCTTCAAGAAATTTCGAGGGCCGTACAAGACGAGTACACTCCAGAAACAGCTGTGGAGTTTCGTCGAGGACGATGTGTCACTGAGATACATCGACTACTTTTCGGACCCGTTGTATCCGATCCTGCTGGAGGCAAGGTCTTACGTCAAAGAAATTATCGGGGACATGTCCCCGGAATTTGACGTTGACCTTTTTGTGCCTGTACCAGGCCCGGGCGCGACTAACACGCCGAGGCGAAAGAATGTGCGATACCGGCCGCATGTTCTGTACGAACAATTGGACGAGGTTTTCCCATACTACGAGTGGTATTTTTCCCACCCATGGGACCTTGTAACGGATCCTAAGCTCTATCAGAGCTTAAGGCGC